TTGTCCGGCTTCTCTCTCCATTACAGTCTGGAAGTTAGCTAAATCTAAGAAGGAGGGTTACCATGGGCAAATCGCCAGAGGAACGGGACCCGGCAACCCCGGAATCGGTGAACGAGCAGGCCCTGCCGCCGAACGAATCCAGCACGGCCATGGCGCCGGGCATGAACACCGACTACGCCGGCGACCCCACCACACCGGCGGCGGTGAACGTGCAAGGGGACAGGATTCAAAGCCCGACCCCCGACGGGCCGCCGGCAGCCGCCGAGGAAACGGCTGCCCCCGAGGACGAGGCCGAGGGCCCGGGAACCGGCGCCTACGAGGACCGGACCATGGATCAGCTCCGCGTCGTGGCCCGGGGCCGCGGGCTCCCGACCTCGGGGACCAAGGACGAGCTGATTGATCGGCTCCGGGGATGATCGCCGCCGGCTCGGGTCTGTTCATCACGATTCTCGTCATCGTCCTGATCATCGCGGTCGTCCTGTTCATCCTCCGGAGGTAGCAGATGCCCAAACGGCCGCCTGGCAACGCTTGGGGATACGTCGGGTCCAGAACGCGGGCCCGGATCCGTGCCCAGGTGTTTGCCCGGGATAACTACAGGTGCCAGATCAAGCTCCCGGGGTGCACTGGGGCGGCCGAAGAGATCGACCACATCGTTCCGATAGGGAAGGGGGGTGCTCTCCTTGAACTCACGAACCTCCGCGCGGCGTGCGTCTGGTGCAACCAAAGCCGTACGCTCTACAACCGGACGCACGGCAGCCAAGAAGGCGAACGGCCAGCGGCCAACGACTGGTGAGCCCTCCTTGCAGTCGGATTTGATGGCGATCCGCGCCGCGTTGCTGGCCGAACTGCCTTCCTCATCGGGTACCCACCTGGCCAGCGTCGCCCGCGAGCTGCGCATTGTATCCGAGAGACTTGAGCAGATGAGGCCTCGAAAGGCATCGGTTCTTGACGAAATTGCGCAGCGCCGCGATCGTCGGCGTGCAGCAGCCGCGGGTTCGTAGCGTCCCGGCTTACGATTATTCGGACGGGGACGCCGCAATCGAGCTGGCGGCCTCTGCCGGCCTGGAGCTGGACCCGTGGGAAGCCGACTGCCTGCGGGACGCGATGGGCGTGCGGGTCGGCGACGTCGACCGGTGGGCAGCGCTTGAGGTCGGGATCATCGTCGGCCGGCAGAACGGCAAGGGCACGATCCTGGAGGCCCGAGAACTCGCCGGGCTTTATCTGGATTGGCTGCCCGAGCGGTTGATCCTGCACAGCGCCCACGAGTTCAAGACCGCTCGGGAGGCGTTCCTTCGGATCACGTCGCTGATCGATGGATCCGACGAGCTGCGCTCCCGAGTCAAGCAGATTAGAACGAGCCACGGCGAAGAGGGCATTCAACTTCAAAACGGCCGACGCCTGCAGTTCGTGGCTCGTTCGACTTCATCCGGCCGGGGGTTCACCGGCGACGTGGTCGTGCTAGACGAGGCATTCGCGCTCACGGACGAGATGATCGGGGCGATGTTCCCGACGATCTCGGCGCGAACGGTGCTGGGCAACCCGCAGATCTGGTATACCAGCTCCGCCGGAGGTCCGCTATCGTGGACTCTGGGTCGCGTGCGCCAGCGGGGCCACGATGCGGCGAACGGGGGCGAGCAGGGGCGCCTTTGCTATTTGGAGTGGTCGTCCGAAGCCGACGCCGATCTGGACGACGAACGGGCGTGGGCCGCGGCGAACCCCGGGCTCGGCATCCGGATCTCGATAGACGCGATCCGGATCGAACGCGAGGCCATGTCGGACGAGACATTCGCCCGGGAGCGGATGGGGATCTGGCCCGAGAGTGGCGACATCGCGGCTATCTCAGCGGTCGACTGGGAAGCCGCTTGTCACGCCGACGTGCAGGCGCAGCGCAAGGGGGCAGAATTCGGGGTTGACATCGTCCCGGACCAAAGCGCGGCCTCGATCGCAGCCTTTGGCGGCGAGATTGGCGAGCTGGTCGAGCATCGTCCGGGCACCGGGTGGCTGCTGGACAGGCTCGTGGAGCTGCATTCCAAGTACAAGGGCCCGGTCGTGATCGATGGTGGCGGCCCTGCGGCGTTCCTGATCCCGGCGCTGGAGTCCCGGCGGGTCAAGATTCGCAAGTTGTCGGCGGCCGAGGTCTACTCAGCCTGCGGGCGGATCTACGAGGCGATCGCCGACTCCAAGTTGATCGTCCGGGCCAACGTCGAGCTGGACGAAGCCGTGCAATTGTTGCGCAAAAAGTCCGTGTCGGGCGACCGGTTTAGCTGGCGCCGCGATGTCGGGGATGTATCGGCGATGTTCGCGCTGACACTGGCCTTCGGGCCCTCTAAGCCCAAGCGCGCAGAGCCCTTCGTACTGTTCGGATAGGAGAGCGGATGCTCGGCAAGCTACTGCGAACGAAGCAGCGCGAGGGCTTATCGCTGACGTGGGACGAGTATGCCCAGTTCTTCAAATACGGCAACACGTTCCACCCGCTGACGACATACGGAACCGAGCGCGACGACCCGCCACAGACGTTCGGAGGGTTCTCCGACGTGTTGCACGCGGCCTCCCCGGCGGTGTATCGCTGCTGTTCGGTGCGGCAAATGATCTTTTCAGAGGCGCGGTTCCGTTGGCGGGAGGTGCGCGACGGACACGTGGGGGATCTGTCCTCATCCGAAGCCCTGTCGCTGCTTGAGAAGCCGGAGCCCAACAAAACGACGACCGATCTACTGTCTACCTCGCTGACGTTCGCCGATCTCGGCGGCAATTGGTTCGGGTATCGCACCCGGGACAGGCTTCGGTCGCTGCGGCCCGACTGGATCGAGGTCCTGTTTGGGAATCGGAACGACGAATCGGGCTCGCCCTGGGCGCTCGATACCGACGTGATTGGCTACCTTTACTATCCGGGCGGCCCAAGCGCCAGCAACGATCCGATCGGGCTGCCGGCATCGTCGGTGGCGCACTTCATGCCGCATCCGGATCCAATGGCTCCGTGGCGCGGGATGAGCTGGTTGACGCCGCTGATCCGCGAGGTTATGGGCGACCAGGCCGCCACCAAGCACAAACTCAAGTTCTTCGAGCAGGGCGCCACGCCCAATATGATCATCAAGCCGCCACCGGACATGGGCGTGGAGGAGTTCATCGAGTGGAAAAAGCTATTCGACGCCGAATACGACCAGGGCACGGCGTCGGCCTTCAGGCGGATGTTTTTGGGTGGCGGGGCCGATGCCGACGTGGTCGGGTCGAACTTCCAAGAGATGGAGTTTCGGAATCTGCAGGGCCTGAGCGAGACCCGGATTGCAGCGGCGTCCGGGGTGGGCGCGGTCATCGCCCAGTTCAGCGAAGGCTTGCAGGGGTCGGCACTCAACACCGGCAACTACCAAGCTGCGCGCCGGCTGGTGGCGGATTCCACGATGCGCCCGCTGTGGTCCAAGATGGTTGGCGCGCTGAGCACGATCTTCCGGGCCCCTGAGGGCAAAGAGCTGTGGTATGATGAGCAGCACATCCCGTTCCTGCAAGAGGACGCCGAGGACAACGCGAAGATCCTGAACATGGACGCGATCTCGATCAGGCAGCTCACTGACGCGGGGTATAATCCCGACGACGTGATCGAAGCTGTGACCTCGGGCGACCTGCGCCGGCTCCGTCAGTCGCACTCGGGCCTGTTTTCGGTGCAGCTCCAGCCTCCGGGTGCGGGGCCACCGCAGTCGCCACCTCCGACGCCGGCCCCGCCCCCGGGGTCACCCCCGGGACGGGATATATCCCCTTCAAACTCTCCGGGCTCCGGTGACACGGACGGGCGTAGGCTGGTACCGGGGGGCTCGGAGGACGTCTCTCTATTACCGGAGGGCTTCCGTAGGGGGCGCACTCTTGAAGAGGAGTTCGCGGCGTTCCTGGGGGAATCGTGATGACGTGGACGCTCGAAACGTGCGCCCCGGTCTTTGGGAGGGGAAATGCCCTGGCACATCGTGCCGAACAGCTCACAGTGTCCGGCGAGCAAGCCGTGGGCGGTGGTGCTCAACTCGACGGGCAAGGCCGTGGGGTGTCACGCCACGAAGGGGGCGGCGCAGGCGCATCTCGCCGCGCTGAACATCAACGCGACGGCGAAGGAGGACAAGATGGGTAAGCGGCAGCAATTCGTGGAGACGACCCCGGTCTCGACAGTCCCAGCGATTCCGACCACGCTTGCAGGCGCCGCGGTCGTGCGAGGTTTCCGGCCCCCGGAGGACCCAGACCCGGACGACGACGCTGATCGGGAGAACGACACGATCCAGGATGGTCTGGAAGAAGCGCGCTGGGACGGGACCGCGGCCATGCGCAAGTGCAAGACCGCGGGGGACTTCCGATCGATCGCGTTCGAGCTGGCCAACGACTCGGATCCCGCTACGCAGGCGCATTGGGCGCTGCCGCACCACGCCACGCCACACGGGCCGGCCGACTCCGGCGGGGTAAGTGCCGCACTTG